ATTCCTACTATTGATTTTACACTTTTTCTTATTTTTTTGTCCAGTAAAATGGGCGTTTTAAATGAGAAAAGGTGTAAAATGGGGTCCCATTTGAATTATTCAACGGTGTACATTTATATTTTCTGTAAAATTAAATCTATTTTTTCGTTCAAGGACAACAAATCTTTCTTGATTTCATCAATTTGAGATTGAAAAAGATTGGCCACTGCATTATTGTTATCCGAGTTATCTACCTTTTTCAATTTATTGAAAATATTGGTTTCTTCTTGGGAATATTTTGACTGTTCATCTTCCCAACTAATATGTTTTTTAATGTTATTGTCATTTTTATCAATATTGATAAATAATTTTTCATTTTTAAGAGATGTTTCTTGTGGTGTTAACCAGTTTGGGTCAAGTGGTAAACTAGTGTTTTTATTTGTATTTGCAATAATTTCAATATCGTAATTACGTTGTTCTTGTATTCGTTTAATTTCCAATTCAATTTCAGTAATAGGTTTGTCCATATTATCACTAAAATTTGGAACTGGTGGTACTGGAAATGACATCGCACTCGTGAATTCTTCCTGTTTTTTATTCAATTCTTTTTCAAAAAGAGTCATTCTGTCATTATGAATATCTTCGTACGTAATTGATTCTTTGATTGGTTCTTCAACATGAATTTTAATTTTTTTGTATTGCGCCGTGTTGTCAGGTTTTTCTACTTTTATAAGATAATTGATGATTAATAAAATGTATTTTTTATTCAATTCAATTAAATTGTTGCAATTATTTTTTTCTGTTGAAAAAAAACCTCTAATATTTGATTGAAAAAGTTGCATCAAGTTTTTTATTTTTATTTCCGAATTACAAAGTTCTTTTATAAGCGGTTCATCAATCAATACTTCCCATAATAATTGAATATTTTCTTCTTCTAAAAATTTACTTATTGTCATTTTAACATTCTTATAATTCAAAAATATAACTTTAATTTATAATTTATATAAAATCATTTATTAAATATTGATATATATTTTCTGTATTTCCTCTATAATACATCATCCAAAGTGAACAATTACTGGAAGAACATACAAAATGTCTACACTTGCATATTATTAAAAATGTGGCAAATAATATCTTCATATCATTGTAATTTTGTGAACCAATGTTTTCTTTATTTAAATGAATACCTTCATTTAGTGGTGACGATTTGTTTTCTTTAATAATCACTAATTTATCATATTTTTGTTTCATGTAATTCAAAAAAGTAGTGCAATCACTTTGTATTAAAAGCGTATAATCACAACGCACATTATTTTGCTTTATTTTCTCTATTATTTCATGATATTTGGAAAAATCTCCCAATTTTGTTTCTTTATATTTATCAGTTCCTCTGTAATAAACTGCGATACAATTGTCACACTGAATATTATATTTTTGAATCAATACATTCTTTATTTCTACAATTTCTTGAGAAGGTATAAAATATTTTTTAATAAACGGTTTTATATCTTGAATATGTAATAATTTATAATTAGAAAATTGGTCTTCTCTCTTATCATGTGTTATTGTAATTTTTTTCTCGTAAGTTATATTAGTTACAGAATCATCTATAAAAAAATCATTTGTGATATCATTATATAACATATGCCTAGGTTTATAGAGAAGAAATTGGGCTGAACTATCTACTATTGTAGGTAATTTCTTATTATCATTAAAATAATCTATAATTTTATGTAAACGCATGTTACAACAAGAAAAAAAACCAGCATTATGAGTTATTTTTAGCATTTTGCAATTTTGTGTTTTTATATGTATATTACATTTGTATTGTATCTTTATAACTTTTCATTAAAATATATTTTTCTAAAATTTTCCATGTATTTGTCTTTTAATGTGTGCGTCTTTAAATAATGTTCTGTAAGTTTATCTTCTAACATGTGAACTATGAAAAAAATACTATAAATACCACATTCTGTATTACCATATTGGTGTTCAACAGGGTGATTTTCATCGTATTTGAAATTTATCTTGGGCTTCAATTCTTTACCTTGTGATTGAATTCTTTCTACCAATCTCATTATTTCAGGCGGTGCTTTATGTCCCACGCTATCAAAAAAGAATATGTTTCCTTTCTTAATATTAATAAACATGGAAATCCAATGTTCCCCTGGTTTATTATGCGGATCTGTATTAAATACAATTCCGATCTTGGTTTTACCTTCTTTAATTTGTTGTTTCAAATTAAAATTACACAATTCTTCCCATACACATTCACCATATATTTTTTTTTTATCAAAATCTATTGGAGAAGGCCCGATGAAGTCAAAACATTTGTATGCTTTTTCATATTGCTTCATAACTTTTATAATATCAATACTTGATAACCATTCATTAGGATTTTTTTTCCATTCGTGTGGCGATTCTGGAGCAAAAGAATCTTTAAAATCTTCTTCTAAATTACCAAATTCATGATTTTGTTTTAACCAACATGATTCCTTATTACACAAATCGCTTAAATAATTCGCTAATAAATTGTGAATTTGCTTTGAATCATTTGTTGTAATTTTTTCATAAGGATGACGCGCGTTCCATTTGTCTCGTAATTTGAACAAGGATTGTTCAGTGTAACATGTAAAATGTTTCAGTTCTTTTTTATCTTTTGGACTACAATTGACTTTATTCAATACTATTGGATTTTTTTTTAGTTTGTGACTGTGGTTATATTTATTTTTCTCTCTATAGTGTCTTTTTTGATTTTTCTTTTTATGTTTTCTAGTTTTGTTGAATTTTTTATGTGTCATTGTCTTATTTTATAATGATATTTTCTTTTTTCTGAATTCCTTTATTTCTTAAATTCGGTTCTTGTAAATCTATTTCTTTTATTTTCGGTAATATTATTTCTTCAGGTTTTTTTGTCGTTATTATTTTCACAAAATTTTCTAATCCATTTGGTATCTTTATTGAACGCATAAACAGTTTATCTTTTTCTTTATCATATATGGGTTCACTCATTGTATTTTTATCATCTTGACTATCAAAGTCAGCGTCATATTCTTTGTATTGTTCTTGTATGATATCATTATTATCTATTATTTTAAAATAATGTATACATGTTTTCACATAATTATCAAAAGCAATCTTGATATCTGGATTTATTTCATTATAATTATCATCTTTTTTTAAAAGTAATTCGCGCGTTAAATTCAATATTCTTTTTCTATAAAATTTTTTGTCCTTTTTGTTTACATTTTTCTCTTTTTTAAAATGCTGCATTTTTTCATACACTTCTTTATTGATCAAACAATCTAAAGTTATTTGATGTATTATATTTTCTGACATTTAATAATAAAAATGTACAAATTTATTATAAAACAGTATTATTTATTTTTTCGTAGGTTTACGCCTTTGTTATTTTTAGTGCCTTTGGATACTTTTCGCTTACGTCTTCCTCCAGATGTATCTTTCTTAAAACGATTATTTATTTCATTTTCTCGGCGTGTTCTTCTTCTCTCTAATAATTCATCCATATCTGTCCTGGCAGGTGAAAAATTATAACTGTTTTCATGTATATGATTTTCATCAAAACATTCATGTGAGCCTTTTCGCGATAATAATAGTTTGATATCTCTATACACTGCAGGATCGTGGACATTGTTATGATAAAATACAAATGCGGTCCATTTCAATGGACACCATCTATATATATCATTGTCACTCTCGTTTGGATCAGCTCCATTTTCTAATATACTTTCAACTAACGGAACATTTTGAGCAATGATAGCATTAATCAATGGTGTATAATTTCCTCTCAAAGCATCATTAATTCTTGTTTGTTCAGTAATATTTGATCCACCCCTGGTATTATTTATTTTTTCTGTTACTCTTTCTTCTTGGGCTAGATTATTGACAATGGGCGCAAAATTGTATTCTCTGCGTGTATCATTATCAAAACAAGGATCTGCATCCATCAATGCTTGAACAATTTGCATCATAGTACCAAAATTTACTTCATTTATACTGTATATAAATACAAAATCTACCCATTTACGTGGACACCATCCCAATACATTATCTCTTTGATTTTTACTTTCAGGATTATTTGCTAGTATACGATTTACTTCATTTATATCAACTTGAATGATAGCATTAATCAATGGGGTATAATTTCCTCTTAAAGCATCACGAACTCTTGTTCTTTGAGTATCATTTGATCCGCCTTTTTTACTTGATCTTTTTTTTTTCGTTGTCCTTATTTTTTTGTGTTTCTTTCTTTTACGTGTTCCGCCAGTTGAATCATTCTCTCTACTATCTTGTTCAGATGATGTATCACTGTCTGTAAGTGATGCATCTTCACTCTCTGAATCTAGTTGTATAGGTGGCTCACTGGGTATTATAGGTGAGAAATCGTAACCACCATCATTACTCATATCGTCATTATCATTATCAAATGGTGCGCCTGCATTGGACAACAATTCAATTATTCTTCTTAGATCATTTCTTTGAGATACATTATAAACATAATAATAAAGAAAGTGACTCCATTTCATTGGACTCCAACCATATACAGAGTCTACTTGATTAGCTACTTCATTAGCATTTTCTACATTTAATAATCTTTCAACTTCTTCCGTATCAACATTTATTATTGCATCAATAAGAGGTGTATAATTCCAATCTAAAGCATCATTTATTCTTTCTTCTACTGTTCTATTTATAGGTACTAAACCACCTTTCATGTTTTTACGTCTGTGAACATTAGTAGAAAAACCTTTCAAAATTCTATATTTTTTTAGTGTTTTTTTATTTTTGCTTAATCTATGTTTTTTAGTTTGTTTTTTACCTTTTCCACCAGTAGTAGTAGTAGTAGTAGTAGTATTTTCTTGATTTTGAACCAATGGAGAGAAATCATAGGTAAAATTGGCGTTGTCATAATCCATCATATTTGCGCCATGTCTTACCAAAAGTTCTGCTATACGATCGCATAATATTTCATTTGCACGATTATGATGATTTGGGCCATGCAAATACATATATGTGTTCCATTTCATAGGTGACCATCTTTCTCTCTCATCTTTTAGATTTGGATCGGCGCCCCTATTCAATAATTCTTCTACCCTATCAACATTTCTCACTCTTATTGCTAATATAAGAGGAGTATAATCATTTATGGTTTCACCTCCTTTTTTTATTAATTTCATAAAAATATTTTTAATGTTATTATTATATATTATAAAGATATAATAATAATAATAATAATTTAATTTCCTTCTTGTAAATCCTTAATTTGCGCACGCGTTGGATTTGAAAACATGTATGCGCCAACAACATCTGGATTAGGGTTAGGATTAAAACACTCAAAGTTATCTTTTTTAAACAATAAATTATGTTGGTTATAATTACTACCTTCATTCATTTTGGGTTGAAAAGAATAACTATATAAATCACTATTGCTATTTGGAACATAAACTGCTTGACTACATTTTTGTAATGCATATATTTGGTTTCTTAATTCGGATTCAGTATTTATATTAGAGGCAAAACCTGACCACGGAGATTGTGTGTTTCCAGGATTGAATACTGTATGTGGATTATATGTAGGATATTGTTTCATTCTTACATCTATTTCTTTTCTTGGATCAACAACAGGTAAATAAGAATATTTTGTCATTACAGGTCTAACATCTACATATTGTTGAAGCATCTGAGAAGGAATATTTCTATCATAAATTCTTCTATTTGTAGTATCATGAATGTCAGCAACACATTCAAATTTTATATTGTTGATATTAGAATAGCTCATTTATTTACTATATGGCATTATTTTTATTTTAATAATTTGTTAAATTATATAAAGATTTTTAATGATATTAATACAATAGAAATTGAATGTGTGGAATTTTTTGTATATTAAATGGTGAAAGAAATAATGAACAATTTTATAAAGAACAATTTATCAAGGGAGTAAATAGAGGTCCAGAAGATTCTAAATTTATTTCTTTTCATAATGTATTTTTAGGTTTTCATAGGTTAGCCATTAATGGGATTGACAAAATTTCAAATCAACCTTTTAATATCAAAAATATTATCTTGATATGTAATGGTGAAATTTATAATTATAAATATTTATATGATTTAATGAATATTGTTCCTGAAACAAACTCGGATTGCGAAGTAATTATTCATTTATATTTGAAATATGGAATTGAACAAACATTACAAATGCTAGATGGAGTCTATTCATTTGTATTGTATGATTTAAGAATGGAGATAAAAGAAGGAACCAGTTTGGAAAATTTCATTTATTTTGCTAGAGACCCGTATGGTGTAAGACCTTTATATTTATTAAAAAGTGAGCATACAATTGGTTGTGCATCTGAATTGAAGTGTTTAAGCGAGTTTTTGAAGGTTTCAAATAATACTAGTAAATATACGATAGAACAATTTCAACCGGGTACTTTTACTATTTATAAATTAGATAATTTGGCGTGTTCAAAATGGAATATCTTGAAAGAAAACCAACGATATTTTACGCCATCGTTTCCACACAATATCAATTATTATAGTTCAACAATTGAAAATGAAAATTACGAAAATTACGAAAAAAATATTATAAAATATCTTTGTGATGCGGTAAAAAAACGATGTTTGAATACGGAACGCCCTATTGCGTGTTTATTATCAGGAGGACTTGATAGCAGTTTAATAACTGCACTCGTAAACAATTTTAATAAAATGGAATACGGTTTAGATAAACAAATTGAAACATACAGTATTGGTTTGAAAGGTTCAGAAGATTTAAAATACGCTAAAATAGTTGCGAATTATCTTGGAACAAAGCATACTGAAATTATTTTAACAGAAAAAGAAATGTTTCAGGCGATTCCAGAAGTAATTTATGCTATTGAAAGTTATGATACGACTAGTATAAGAGCCAGTATAGGTAATTATTTACTTGGTAAATACATATCTAAAAACAGTGAAGCAAAAGTAATATTCAATGGCGACGGTTCAGATGAATTAACAGGTGGATATTTGTACATGAAAAATTGTCCAGACTGTATTGAATTTGATTGTGAAAGCCGTCGTTTATTAAAAGATATTCATTTATTTGATGTATTGAGATCTGACAAATGTATATCTTCGCATGGACTAGAACCACGCACTCCATTTTTGGATAAAACATTTGTAAATTATTTTTTATCTATTCCACAAAAAGAACGCTTTGAAAAGAATAAAATTTGTGAGAAATATTTAGTGAGAAATAGTTTTACGTATGCAAATTTTCAAGATGTATACGGAAAACAAATATTACCAGATGAGATATTATGGAGAAGAAAAGAAGCATTTAGTGATGGTGTAAGTTCTAAGGGACGTTCTTTATATATTATTTTGCAAGAATTTATATCAACTATATTAAAATTGGAGAATTATTATGAAGAAGAGAATATTATTGATAAATATCCTGCAAATATAGAAACAGAAAAATTATATTACAAAAATCTGTTTGATTGTTATTATCCACATTGTGATAAAATATTGCCTTATTTTTGGATGCCTCGTTATAGTAATGCAACCGATCCTAGTGCTAGAACTTTGAATAATTATGATAATTGTAATGGTAATGGTAATTATAATGAACATAACAATAACATTGGTGGAATAGAAAAATAAAATGTATATATATACCTACTATGAATATTTTGAAGAAATCCAATTATCCATATCAGGAAATTGCATTTGATAGTTTCATCATAATAACATATTTATTAATTTTTTTGTATATACTTGGTGTTTCGCCTGCAGCAAAAAGCCATTTAGATATAATTGATAAATATGTGAGAATTTATATTTGTTTATTTTTAATTTACAGATTTAATCCGTTTAGAAAAAATTACGATTTTACCACTTTAGACAGAAAAATTGTTTTTAGTGCTGGTTTATTTATGTTTGCAAGTACTTTTTTCGGTATTGCGTTTTTTTAGTATATTTTACTGTATTTTACTGTATTTTACTGTATTTTAGAGTTGTTTTTCATTGTACTAGTTTTATCTTTTTTATCATATTTGCTACGGTATTTTTTACGGGTTTTGTTTTTATTTGAAAAGTCATTATCGTTAAAAAAATCCTCTAAATGAAACAATATTTTTTTGCTTAATATTTTATCAATTTCATAATCTTCTTTTGATTTTTGAATGATTTTAAAATTATATTTTCCTATTTCTTCATTCATAAAATCAATGAATTCATTATGTATTTTTTGATTTTTAATTAATAATGAATTATGTTCTAAAAACCTTTTATATATTTCATCAAATTGTAAATTGTATATATAAGGTTTTATATTTATATAATAAATATTATCATTTACCATACCAGGATAAAACATATCGTCTAAATAGCATATTTCCGCATTAGTTGGTAATTTTGTGCAACGAATAAAATCATTGTATGTTTTATTATTTGTTGTTCTACAAAGTTCTATTTGTTTTCCATTAATTTTGAATGCTGAAATTACTTGATCAAATAATTTATATCCATCCAATTTTCTCTCAAAATAAGAAATCAATTGATTTATCCATTTTCGTGAACCTTGATTATTTGTATAGATCATCATTTTTTGACATTTTTTGGAGAGTTTTTTATTTTTTAAATAGTTGAGAATAACTAGTATACTTGGTCTCAAAAATTCTGGATATAAATCCAAAATATCATTAAAGTCATTTTGATCCAATTCTTTATGTAAATATTCTGATATGTAAAAAGATAGACTATCCCAAAACATACCAAATTCAACAAAATAGCCTAATGTTTCATCTAAATCAAATACAACGATTTTCATGTGAATACATTAACATTATTTTTAAAGTTTTAACAAAAAAATAATGTTAAATTACTATTTTTGTCATATACACACTAGTTTTGTATAATATAATATTTACATAGTTTAGGTGAATGAATTTGGACAATAACGATTATGTTGAAATATTGAATTATTATAAAGTTCGCGTTCCAAAATCAAAAAGACTCATTCAATCCACAGCAGAAAAATTATTATCATCCAAATTGTGCAAATGTATTAAAAAAGTAAATACAAATGACAAGAATGAACCTAGAGCAATAGGTATATGTACAAAAACAATATTTAATAATAAAGGATTGACACGTGGTAAATTTAAATGTAAAAACAAGCGTTATGTCAATTTTAACAAGACAAAGAAAAATAGAAAATAAAACTTTATATATTTATTTCTAATTTGTAAATAATATAATTAAATACAATAAAATATGTCAAATATAATAAACATATATGAATAAACCACTTATTCATTGTTGTGTATTTATATCCATTACGAGTATAAATAACAATTGCCACTAAAGTAGGCGCTAATATACTCACTAAAAATAGACTGTATCTTTTTGTAATATTGATTTTATTTGCAATATACAATGACAAAACGTTATACAATCCCAAAGCTATAGGTGCATAAAGTGTATAATTATCATAACTATAATTTGTCAATTTTTGTTCTGATAAATATTTTACAGCTAAAAAATAAGGTATAAAAACAAAAAAAGACGAACCTATTACAAATGCTCTCAAATATTCATTAGTCATTTATATAATTATATACTTAAAAAAATAAATTTAATTCACGTATAATATATATGTCTGATAAACATAAATATTATGATGTTATTATTGTTGGTTCAGGAATGTCGGGATTATATTCTGCTTATAAAATAAAAAAAATACAGCCAACGTGTAAATTATTAATTTTAGAAAAATATAAAAAAATATGGGTAGGTGGTAGAACGAGTAACTATGATTTTTATGGAACCAAAGTTGTTACTGGTGCTGGTATTGGGAGAAAAGATACAAATCCTTTATTAATTAAATTAATGAATGAAATGAAAATCCCCTTTAAAAAAACAACATCTGTGATGGAATATTCAAAATTATTAAAACATCACTCTGAATTTGATGTTGTCAAAATAATCAATTTATTAAAGCAATACTACAACAAAAATCCCGATAAATACAAACTGTATACTTTTAAAGAATTTGCAAAACAAATATTAGGAGATCTAAAGTATAAATTATTTACTATTTATGCAGGGTATACCGATTATGAGAATGCCGATGTGTATGAAACTTTATATAATTACGGAATGGATGATAATAAAGGCGGATGGCCAAAATTGTATATACCTTGGAAAGAGTTAGTACACCATATATGTGACTATATTGATTACAAAAATATTAAATTTTCTAGTAATGTAATTGAAATTACTAAAATATCTGATTCTGATTCTGATTCTGATCATGAATCTGTAGACAACAAAGAGCCATGTTTATTTGAAATAAAAACGGAAAATGGTGATATTTATTATTCTAATAAAGTAATTGTAGCTACTACAATTACTGGGATTATGAAGTTAGTCCCTGGTGCTTCTATGCGAAATAGTATATATCAACAAATCCATGGCCAACCTTTTTTGAGATTGTATGCAAAATTTGATAGAAAATCTACCGAACTATTAAAAAACTATATTAGTGAATATACAATTGTGCCAGGACCATTGCAAAAAATAATACCTATAAACAAAGATAAAGGTGTTTATATGATTGCATATAGTGATAATGAATGTGCGTTATATCTAAAAAATCACTTAAAAGACACTTTGGAAAATAGAAAATTGTATGAAAAGTTGGTTGAAGAGAGTTTGGGTATTATTAATCACTCCTTAAAAATACTCGCATTAAAAGATTTTTATTGGCCTATAGGAACTCATTATTTTGAACCATTACATGGCTTTAATTCGCGCGAAGAATTTATTTATAAAGCTCAACATCCAGTAAATGGAATGTTAGTTGTTGGCGAAGCTGTAAGCACTTATCAAGGATGGGTAGAAGGTGCGTTAGAAAGTGTAGAAACAGCTGTAACTAAGAAATGGATAAAAATCCACCTTTAGAAAAGGTGGAGCCAAATATCCACCTTTAAAAAAGGTGGAGCCAAATATCCACCTTTAAAAAAGGTGGAGCCAAATCTTTTAAAGTTTTGCACAACTTTTCTGAAAAGTTGTTAGTTTTGCACAACTTTTCTGAAAAGTTGTTAGTTTTGCACAACTTTTCTGAAAAGTTGTTAGGTGGAGCCAAACAGAAATCATTTTGGTTTTACCTTTTTCTAAAAGGTAAATTTTTCTAAAAGGTAAATTTTTCTAAAAGGTAAATTTTTCTAAAAGGTAAAGTTAGAAAAACATGTAATACGCATGATAACCTATAGCTGCAAAAGCCAGCATAAATATAAATTCATAAAAATATTTAGGCGTATTTTGTTTTTCATAACCAATGTAAATAAGTAAAGGGGCTACAATTAAAATATGAAATAAATTTACCCATGCGTTTTTACCTTTTGCTATTTTAGAAAATCCTTTGTATCCATGATACAATAATATAACTACGCCAACGCCTAAAATTAGGTTATACATGAAGTTTGGCATGTCTTTTTGCTTAATTCCAATGTATAAAAATAATCCTCCAACAAAAATTATGTGAAATAAATGGATAACGGTATCATTCATTTATATTTATATATATATATAAATGAAAAATTATTGTCTTCTTTTTTATTTTTTATTAATTTTATTGATTGGTTCATTATTTTTTTTTATGAATTACTGCAACTCTTATGTTGGTATTAATATGGGACCTTGTAAATTTTGTAAAATATTCAAAGGTAAACATATACATTTTTTAAATGACAATTTAGTGAATTATTCTCCTAACTATGCTAATAATAATACATTTTGTGATTATTGTAAATCATTACCAGGTAAAATGCATGTTCACAAATTTCAATAAATCATCTTTCAAATAGTGTTGAAAAAATATAATATTTATATATTATAAAATAATTATGATGAAAAATTTTAATTATAAAAATGTTGAAGTCACACAAGTAGGTGGTAAAAAAACTGTACGTAAAGTTGTAATTAAAAAAGGAAAGGGTACCAAAACGGTAACCAAATATCATAAGGGTAAACATGTAGGAACGGCTAAAAAATCAATTCACGAAGAACATGTAATGATGATTGCTTCTGGTAAGTTTATTAAAGGGTTATTTAGTGATTGTAAATGCGAAACAATTAAAAAAGGTACACGTAAAAATAGAAAATTAAACTAAAGTAATTTTAACTCTCTTATAACCGTATTCATTTTGATAAATGATCCAATGCAGAAAGCAAAACCATTTCTTGCTGAGTTAATTTTTGAAATACTAAATTTTCATCTAATTTTATTTGAAAATGTTTGGTTGGATAACCAAAGTTTTTACATATTAAATAGACACCCTCATCTTTTATTTTGTATTCACAAAACAATGAACCTTTTGTAATATATATATTTTTTGGATCGCGAAGAGAGATCCATCTAAGATATGTACCATATTTTAAATCATCCAATTCATCTATGTATCTGTATCCTTTTAGTTTCTTCATTAACTCTAATGCTTCTTTGCGTTCTAATTGCAGTTCATTTATGATTTTTAAATTCATTTCAGTAATTTTTTTTGATGTAAAATTCAATAATTGTTCATTAGATTCATCGTCTAATGCTTGTAAAAGTTTATCAACATCCATATTATAAGATTATTAAATATATAATAATAAAAGTTATGTTTATATATTTTTATCTACTTTTCAAAAAAGTAGAGCAAAACAAAGAACTTTTCAAACAACTTTTCAAAAAAGTTGTGCAAAACAAACAACTTTTCAAAAAAGTTGTGCAAAACAAACAACTTTTCAAAAAAGTTGTGCAAAACTAACAACTTTTCTAAAGGTGGATATTTGGCTCAACCTTTCTCAAAGGTTGATATTTGGCTCCACCTTTTCTAAAGGTGGATATTTGGCTCCACCTTTTCTAAAGGTGGATTACCATGAACCAAATGCTCCGCCACCCAATACCGAGTTGGCGGCCATTGGCTCTGAAAATGCTTCAGTCATACCAGGTGTAGCTGCACCAATCAAAGGGGTATTATCTTGTTGATACATGTTATTATAATTAGGAAGTTGTTGAACACCTTGTGAACTTGACATATCACTTGGTAATTGACTAATAGAAGTGCTACCACCATATAAAGCTTGATTTACAGCGGATTGATTTGTTGGCATTGTATTCATTGACATCCCTGTATTTTGTCCTGAAATAGGTTGCGAAACTTTGACAGTGCCTTTACCTTTTCCGTTTTTACCTTTATTATTTGAATTACCTTCCCATAATTCTGTAAGACGATCCACTAAAATACTTACTTTCTCTCCTAATTTAGTTTGTAAACTTAAAGTAATCATCAAAATTGCTAAAATAATAAAAATAATGCTGAATTCGGGATATTCCATTCCACTGTAAGTAGGAATATATGTAATAATACGGTGAATAATTAATAATCCCATAAACATGACAATAATTTGAATTAAAACTTCCGCTAAAATTTCTAGACTTCCTTTTTTTTCATCTGCTTCTGGAACATATTTTTGCATTGCTTTATTCAAAATAATGACAGGTATAATTGCTATCAGTGTATATTGTATTATATTTAACATATCGGATTTAGAATCATTGTCAAAATTGAAAACATGCTTAAAAAAACCTTTTTTAGAATTATCTGAACTATCCATATGATTTATAAAAAGAAATTAAATAATTTAAAAACTAATTAAAGGTATTAATAATTTATTATTCATGAGTGAAGAATATCAGTATTTGAATTTAGTACAAAATATATTAGAAAATGGATTCTTAGAGGAAGGTAGAAACGGAAAAACCCAAAGCATTTTCGGAAATTCAATGAGATTCTCTCTAAAAAATGGTAAAATTCCTATTTTGACAACAAAAAAGGTTGCATGGAAAACGTGTTTAAAAGAACTGTTATGGTTTATTCGCGGTGAAACTAACAATAAATTATTGCAAGAACAAAATGTTCATATTTGGGATGGAAATGATTCTAAAGAATTTAAAAAAAAGATGGGTTTAGAATATTATCCTGATGGTATATTGGGCCCTATATATGGATATCAATGGAGGCATTTCAATGCACCTTACGATATAAGATGTGGAGATATTTTAGATGAGAAACAATGCGGTATAGATCAATTGCAATATATTATTGAACAATTGAAAAATCCAGCAACGAGAAACAACAGACGCTTGATTATGACTGCATGGAATCCTTGTCAGTTGAATAAAATGGTTCTTCCACCATGCCATATAGTGTGTCAATTTAATGTTCATGACGGAAATAAGCTATCTTGTTGTATGTACCAGCGATCAGTAGATGTGCCTCTGGGTTCACCGTTCAATATTGCATCCTATAGTTTTTTGACGCATCTTTTGGCAAAACATTGTGAGTTGGAACCACATGAGTTTATTTATTTTATGGGGAATTGTCATATTTATGAACAACATTTGGATGTTATTAAAGAACAAGTAGAGAGAATACCATATGAATTTCCAACTTTAGAAATTACGAACAAGAGAGAAAACATCAATGATTATGCATTGAGCGATTTTCAAATTAATGGATATGAATATCATAATTCAATAAAAATGGAATTAATTGTATAAAAAAAATATATACTAATTTTATAAAGATATGAGAAAATCCTGTAAAAAAAGAAAAGGCGGTAGATTGCCTAGGGATAATGATGACGAAGAAAACACTCAAGCAATTAGGTCACAACTGGAGTCAGATGATGATGATCATAACGACGAAGAAAATACTCAATCAATTAGGTCACAACTGGACTCAGATGATGAAAATGTTCCTAGCATGAGTGAATTAAGGCGTAGATATAATAGGTTGGTAGGATCACCTACACGGCGAAATGCACTTATACATCCAGAAGTAGGTATTAACACTCCTCCTAGAAGAAATGAAATGCCTTATCATGATGATGATGATGATGATGATAATAATGAAATGGTTGTTCCTGGAGCACCACAACGTTTAAATAGAGCGCGGACTAGGTCTGATTTAGAAGAACGATTTAATGCAATGGAATTAAATAGATTCCCGCGTATGTCCGATTCAGATTCAGATTCAGATGAAGAAAATAATGAAGAAAATAATGAAATAATTAATAGACAAGGAGGAAGAAAGAGGAAAACTACTAAAAAAAGAAAAACGGCTAAAAAAAGAAAAACGGCTAAAAAAAGAAAAACGGTTAAAAAAAGGAAAACTGCTAAAAAAAGAAAAATGTCCAGAAAACACTAAAGTCTAAATTATTTAGTAAATGCGTAAGTAATTTAGAAACAAATTGTTTTTAATAATTATATTATTAATGAGTAGTTCCAGATC